CAGTAACGACGTCCGCGCCGAGTGTGACCGTCTGGCGATCCCTGAATCCGCTAGGGGCGGACTGTGGCGGATGGCTGTCACATCCGGGCTGCTGGTCAAGAAGCGGACCGTGGAGGGCCTGCTGTGGCGCATCCCCAGCACCGGGCCGAGCGCGCACGCCGCACTGATCCAGGTCTACCTGAGGAGGGCGTTGTGAGCAGCGACCGCACATGGGTGATGACCCTCGACATCGCGTGCAGCGTCGAGACGTGCCCGACGATCGCCAACGGCGGTGTCGCATGAGCTTTCTCTGGACAAAAGACGGCCGCGCCGTGACCTCGCGCTGCACCCTCTGCGGCATGACAACCCGCTCCCTGTCCGAGTCCGCCATCTACGGCGTCCAAAGGTCCCATGACGCCATGACGTGCCAGCGGAGACGCGCGGAGGCGGCATACGCCAACAGTCCCGAGGGTCAGGCTGAGACGCGCGCAAGGGCCGGATACGACTTCCGCGACGAACAGCGAGCCGACCTCAAACCGGAGCGCACCCACTGCGCCAACGGGCACGACTGGACCCCTGAGAACTTGCGGACCACGACTCGCGGATACGAGGTCTGCAAGGTCTGCGATCGGGAGTATTACCAGCGCAAAAAGATCGACGTGGTGTCGCGCGTGTCGCGAGCGAAGACAAGGGAATTGGGGGTTGCGCTTGGGACAATAGAGACAAGTGGAGCGGCCCCGGATCTGACCCCGAAGCCGCTCCTGAACACCCCGATCGAGCGGAGCATCCACATGCAGAATAGATCAACCAGCGCGACCCCGAGGCAGAACTCGCGAGGTGTCGCCTGATGGCCCGTATTCGCACCACCAAACCGTCCTTCTGGGGCTCCGGCACCGTCGCCAGATTGTCTCGGGACGCACGCCTACTCACCCTCGGACTGATCAGTTTTGCCGACGATGACGGCAGATTCCTCGCATCCACGACGGCAATCAACGGGTTTGTGTTCCCGAATGACGAACTTCCGTCCACGAAGGTGCGCAAGTGGCTCCAAGAAATCACAACGGTTTGCCTCGTCCATGAGTACGAACGGGATGGCGTCCACTACGGATGCTTCCCGTCGTGGCATGAGCACCAGGTCATCAATCGCTATACCCCGTCACAGTTTCCAGCCCCAGAGGTGCCATGTGTGCCCCGTCAAGGGAAGGCCGCGGCATGACCAAACTCACGGAGTCCTCACTGATCGATCACGGAGCGCTCATGGAGTTACCCGCTGGTAACTCACGACGGGAAGGGAAGGGAAGGGAAGGGAATAGGAAGGGAAGGGATGTTGTAGAGACTTCTCATCAATCGTCCAGTTACGTACCGCCCAAGGCGGTGAACGAGTGATGACCATTCCCTACTACCAAGACAACACTGTGACGCTCTACCTGGGCGACTGCCTCGAGGTCACAGCCTGGCTCGAGGCCGACGTGCTGGTCACTGATCCGCCGTATGGGATCGGGTGGAGCATCGGGCAGAACAACGCCGCCAAGTCGAAGGCACACGCGGGCATCCAGAACGATCAGGACACAACCTGCCGTGATGATGCCCTCGAGATGTGGGGCGACCGTCCGGGCATCGTGTTTGGCGCGTGGGCGGCCCCATTCCCACCACACAAGCAGGTGCTCGTATGGCGCAAGCCTGTTGACGCTGGCGTGGTTGGAAGCGTCACCGGATACCGCCGCGACACAGAGTTGATCTTCCTGACCGGACCTTGGCCGCAGCGAACCTCGAGCCGCTCGAGCGTCCTTGAGACCAACGGAGGCAAGGCGCGCTATCTCAACACCCATCCTCACGCGAAGCCGACCTACCTACTACAACGACTCATGGAGTGGACAACGGGCACCATCGCTGACCCATTCGCAGGCAGTGGCTCAACGCTCATCGCTGCCAAGCAGTTAGGCAGAAAGGCGGTTGGCGTAGAGATCGAAGAACGCTACTGCGAGGTCGCCGCGCGTCGTTTGTCTCAAGGCGTCCTCGACTTCGGCGCGGTGTCCTGATGACCCTCTCTCAAAGCCAAGGGCAGGCGCTCACAGCTCTGCTCCACACCATCCGGAAAGACTGGGGACTCGCAGGCATCACGGCAGCCTTGAAGAAGGCCAGCCCGCTTGGGTCCGCTGCCGAGGTCGCCGTCGCTGCGTGTCGTTGCGCCGCGAACCCGGACATGCGCACCCCGGCTCTGATCGCTGACCCTGGCCCACATTGGCTTGGGTTGGCTGCCGGGTCTCGGTTGGCGCCGCAGATGTGCGTGACCCATCCCGAGCAGAAGGCCGGCGCGTGCGCGGAGTGCTTCAAGGCGGCGGTGCCCCGGCCGGCGGACTTCGTTGTACCGCGTCGAGATCATCACCTTGTCGAGTGGGTGCCGGAATGACCTCCGACGAAGCGCGCGGACTCACCTCCCGGCAGGCATGGACTCTCGAGCACATCGAACGCTGCTACTGCTGCGGCGGTTGGACCGTCGTCACCAAGCACGGCGGGTACAAGCCCGCGATCTGTCAGCACCTCACGCCCAACCGGAAGGCAGCCTGAAATGAGCGACGTCACAAGATTCATCGGCACCACAGTCACGTTCGGCGGCCGTCGCAGGTTCTGGGTCGGCCCGATCGTCGTCGGCAGGCTTGAGGGTTGGCAGGGCCTCGCGCCCAAGGTGGAGGTCGTTCGGTGGCTCCGCTACGCCTGCGTCAGTGGCCTCGGGTTCTTTGTGAGCGTGTCCCGATGATGACCTACACGATCACCGTGCCCAAGATCGGCAAGTACATGAGCGCCAACGATCGCCCGAATCGCTGGCGCAAGGCAGACGCGACAAAGGTGTGGCGCGACCTGGCCCACATGATCGCGCTCAAGGCTGATGCGCCCGAGTTGCACGGCCTCGTGCGGATCGTCGCCACCGTTCACATCGCTGACAAGCGGCGCCGTGAGGTGAGCAACTACTTCCCGACATTCAAGGCGTGTATCGACGGCTTCGTGGACGCGGGTGTCCTGGCGGATGACTCTGACGCGCACGTTGTCGGCCCGGACCCGAGGCGCGGCTACGACGGCCCGCCGCGGATCACATTCGAACTTGAGGAGGTCGCCTGATGTCGGAGCCGTGCAGTCATGAGCGGGGCGACGCAATCACCAGTTTCGTGACCCAGACGCGGGCGCTGGTTGCGATGACGGCTGAGAGGGATGCGGCGCTGGCCACCCTCGCCAAGGTCGCGGCCATTGTCGCTGACCCTGACGCCGCGCTTGTGGTGGACCGAGTACGTGCCGCACTGGAACCGACCCCGAAAGGCAAGCCATGAGCGCGTACTGCGTGGATTGCAACGTTAAGGCAGCACCCGAGCGAGGACCTGGCACGCCGCTGGTGATCCGCCACTCTGAGGACTGCCCCAATGCGACCGGCAAGGCCGATTCCAGCCCCGTGGAGACGACGGCAGGCTCAGAACAGCGCCCAGATCACACGGGTGTCATTCGACCCGCTGACGAGGCTGAGGCGCTCACGGAGGCCCTGACGCGCATCGAGCGGCTTTGGGGTGTCATCGGGGCCAACGGCGACACGAACAGCAGGCTCATGAGGGAGCGCGACGAGGCCCGTCGTGACTGTGAGCGGCTTGAGAGATGGCTGCGCGCCGAACGCGTCATCAGCGACAGCCGCAACGCCACGATCGAGCGGCTGTGGACGCAACTCAATGAGGCGACGAACGTACCCGACCTCGGTTGCGGCACTGGATGCGACGAGTGCGAGGCCAAGCCGTGAACCCCGTCTGCGACCTGTCCGCCTGCCGAACCTGCTCGCGCTGCTATCACGGCGCCCACGACCAGTGCCAGCACGTCGTCAAATGCCCCAACGACAAGCGAGAGCGCCCCTGCCAGTGCTGCGGAGGGAAGCCATGAAGGCCATCCTGACCCGCCTATTGTGGACGCCGCTGGGCTACCTCGGCCGCGCCCTCGAACGCGCCACGGACGCGCTCATCGCCAGGAGCAACCGACGAGAGGGCGACTGACATGGCGAGGTTCAAGGCTTGGTACATCCCACAGGTGCCAATGAAGGCGTTTGAGGTTGAGCTGTCAACAGCGGCCAAAGCACAGATGGTCCTGAACATGCTCACCGACTTCTCGATCTTCGAGTTCGAGAACAAGGTCAAGCCTGACTACTGCGACGCCGGTGGCGTCGTGGAGTGGGACGAGGCAGCACAGGAATGGTTCGACGTCGAGAGGGGCGACTGACGTGAGGCATGACCAACTGTGTGAACGCAACGCCACTTTGGCGACCTATCTCGGCTCAGGGTGCAAATGCGCGACCCGAGCCTATGCTCGCGACCCGAGCCTATGCTCGCGACCCGCTGCCGGACGACGTGACGCCCATCTACGCCGAGCAGAAGACGCCCGGACAGGAGGGCGGATGAGCGACCTCAGCACCCTCGCCCAACATGCCCAAACCCAAGCCGCAGACATCGACCTTCCCGACGCTGAGCGAGCCCTCTGGTGGCAGATAGCCGAAGAGGTCATCGACTACCTCGCGCCGGGAGCACCCGGCGAGGTCACGCTTGAGTCGGGGTTGTTCGAATGACCACGATGCCTGTGTGCCCGAACTGTGGCAAGCCGATCCCCGACAACGCCTACATCTGCCGACCCTGCGGGCTGACGCTGACCACGGCGCTGAACCACATCGCAGACCTGCACTCAGAGCTTGACATCACCCTGACCAAACAGACCCGCATCGGCTCGACCAACGGCCCGGCACAACCGCCCGAGGTTGACCCTGACCCACTACCCAAGAACGCGCTCCTCTGGGGCGTCGCCGTACAGGCGCTACCGTTCCACCTTGGGGCCAGCACTGTCCGTGCCGAGGTTGGCAACACGATCAGCACCTGGGCGCGCGTCATCCTCGAAGAGCGGGGCATGGAACTGCCACCCATCCCTGAGCCGCCCATTGGCCCGGTGTGCAACCCAACCGAGTGCAAACACGAGTCCTGCACCGTCATCCGCTGGCACGTCAAGGACTCTGAGATCACCCACGCGGCCAAGTTCATCGCCGCTCACGTCTGGTGGCTACGTCATCGCCCCGAGGCTCCCGAGGCGTACAGCGACCTGGTTGCCATCGCCTCACAGCTGGAACGCATCATCGACAACCCACCGACGCTCAAGTACGCCGGGCCATGCAACATCTGCCGCAAGGATCTCTACGCCCGCGAAGGCGCCGGCAAGGTCGAGTGCCGCCCTTGTGGGATGACCTACGACATGGCAGGCCGGCGCGAGTGGTTGCTCGAATGTGCCGAGGATCGCCTCGAGCGGGCGTCACTGATCGCCCAAGCCGTGACCGATCTCGGCTCGCCAATCTCTGCCGACCGGATCCGCAAGTGGGCACAACGCAGCCAGTTGATACCGCACGCAACGGACAGGCTTGGCAGGCCGCTGTACCGCATCGGCGATGTGCTGGATCTGCTCAAGGCAGACACGCAGCGTGAGGCTCAGAAGCGCGTCTCGGCATGAGTGACACGCCGATAATGAGAATCCTTGTCAAACCGTGGGTGCTGTGTCATGCTTTGATGACAGCGGACAAGGCATCCCAAAAACAGGGGCCGGTCCGCTTTCCTATGCTCCCTCTCGCCGCTGCTGGCCTGCCACCAACATCCCTATGGACAAGGGCAGCACACCCAGCCCCGAGAGGGCCACACGTCGGGAGGCAGCCATGACAACGCTGACCGACCATGGACTGCTCGACGCGTGGGGGCAACGCCGCGTGGCACTGGACAAGCTGGCACTCATGCGCGTCTACCGGGCGTCGATCTGTGGATGTCTTCGCTGTGGCGACCTAGACAGGGCTGAGGAACTTGACGCCTTGATCGCCCGATGCGTCGAGGCTGTGGATGAGCTGACCAACGCCATCACAGACGGGGTGCTGGCTGATGCCAGTCTCCCCGCCTAGTAAGTGCGACGAGAGGTTGGCATGATCCACACGAAGATGCACCATCGCAAGCAGTGCCCACCCAAGCCAGCGCCCAAGCGAGTCGCCAACACCGTGGGCGTCGTCGTCTGGGAATGCCCCTCATGCAAAGCGACTGCATCGACGCCCAACCCAGCCTGATGGGCGAGAACGCAGGGCGCAGAGGTGGACGCTGGCGCAAGTTGCGCGCAGACCAGAAGGCCAAGCGCCTACCTTGCTGGCTTTGCGGCCAGCCCATCGACTACGACGCAGACAAAGACAACCCCGACTCGTTCACAGTCGACCACGAGAAGCTACGCTCAACACACCCTCACCTTGCAGAAGAGCCAAGCAACCTACGCAGTGCGCACGCACGCTGTAACAAGACACGAGGTGCTAGTGCACCCGTCCCTGCCATTGGCGTGACCTCACGCAACTGGTGACGAAAGATGAACGACTAAAGTTATTCGATGTAGGGGTCATCAAATCGCTGCCGCAAAACACGGCGGTTCATTCGCCGGATAGTGAACTCTCCCTCCCCTGACCTTTGACCGGGGTCGCGCGCGCGAAGGAGGCCCGCTCATGGAGTCCATCGCCACCGCCACAGATAGGGCTATTGAGGCGGCGACTCACCTGACAGTGATGGATCAGGGTGCCGTTGAGACTCTCCGGTTCCTCGCCAAGAAGATTGACACCGAGGAGACGCTTCGGGACATGGCCCTTGAATGGGCTGCTGAGGATGAGAAGCGCAGGCCGCCGTCTGTGGACAACGTGTCGATCCCGACATACCTGAAGTTCTGCGAGTCGCTGGGCCTGACGCCTGCCGGCCGTGTCCGACTTGATGGAGAGAAGAAGGGGAACGCTGGTGGCAAGCTCGCTAGCCTCTCGCCAATCAAGCGTCCGAAGCGCACCGCCTAAGCGCATCGGGAGCGAGGCCCCGCGGGTCTTCACCCCGCCGCTGCGGCGACTCACTCCGAGGACATCGCTCGGTTACTCGGTCATTGAGTTCGCTGAGCAGATCCTCGAGATCGATCTCTACCCGTGGCAGCGGTGGCTCCTGATCCATGCGCTTGAACTGTTGCGTGATAACACGTTCCGGTTCCGCAATGTCGTGGTCTTGGTGGCCCGCCAGAATGGCAAGAGCACCCTGTCCCAGGTCCTCGCGCTGTGGTTCATGTACGTCTACGGTTTCGAGTTGGTCATCGGCACCGCACAGGACCTGGATGTCGCTGAAGAGATTTGGCAGGGCGCGGTCGACTACGTGGAGGAGAGTCCCGACCTGCTCGAACAGTGGCAGCGCACAGTCAAGGTCAATGGGCAGAAGTCGCTCGAACTGAAGACGGGCCAGCGGTACAAAGTGAAGGCCGCGAACCGCCGTGCTGGTCGTGGGCTGTCCGGTGATCTGATCCTGCTTGACGAGTTGCGTGAGCATCAGTCGTGGGACTCGTGGGCAGCGGTGACCAAGACGACGATGGCCCGCGCTGAGGCTCAAGTCTGGGCGTTGTCAAACGCGGGAGACGCGTCCTCGATTGTCCTGCGCTACCTGCGGAAGATGGCACATGCTGCCATCGGCGACCCTGACGGGATCAACGCTGCCGACGATCCGTCGTCGCTGCTACCCAAAGACGACGATGACGCTGAGGACGTGGAGCTTGAGGAGCCAGACTCACTCGGGATATTCGAGTGGTCCGCCCCTCCTGGTTGCGCTGTCACTGACCGCGTGGGATGGGCGATGGCCAACCCGTCGATGGGACACGGCATCGCGGAGCGCACGATCGCAGGGGCCTGTCGCACTGACCCTGAG